GGTATTTACAGGAAAGAAAAACTTCAATGGCAAACCAATGATGACTTTCAAGAGACTGCAAACTGGTAAATCACTTGTGATTAATCCTTCATACCATGCCTTTAGTATGGAAGAAGAACCAGAACCATTGCCAGAAGACTTAGAATCAAGAATAGATGTAAACATACAAAACCAAATAAAAGGAGACTACAATGGGTAAAATCAAACAAAGTGATTTAGATAAACTTAAAGAGGCTGGCAAGTTGTCAGCTTCTGCTGAGAAAGCACTTAAGAAAACTAAGTCAGTATCAAAGAAAACAACCACTACAAGAAGGTTTATTAAGACAAAGAATGGAACATATGTTTCACCTAGTCTTTACTTTCGTGGTGGTAGAGGACTTGAACCATCAGACGAGATGATAAAGTTCCAAACTGAATACGACAAACTAGTAACTAAATACACAACAACGAATACTAAATAGGAGAATACAATGGCAAAAGAACTAGATAATGTTCTATTTGATAGCAACAAGAAAGAAGCATTTGTACCAGTAGAAGAAGGTACATACTTTGCTCACATCTCAGAACTTACTACTAAAGAGATGAATACAAAGGCTGGGCCTGCTATCATTGTAAACATGGGATACACATTGGATGATAAGTGTGCTACGTTAGACCAACCACAATATGAGATGGTAGGATACAAGCATAGATTAGATGTCAATGGTAAAAAGATTCCAATAGTGGATTCAGAATCAGGCGAACAATTGATGATACCTTGTACTCATCTGCCGGGTAAGAAGTTTTATGATAATGGCTTCTTTATCTTTACTAACAATGAATCTGCTAACAAAAATAGTAAATACTTTAAACTGCTTGATTCTTTAGGTATTAAACTGGAAGAAGTAAATGGTATGAAAAAGTTAGTGCTAGTCGAAGAAGAAGACGTTATAGGTCTTCCTGTTGAGATTACACTTGAAACTCATACATATGTTACAAGAGATACTAAAGACCTACCTGTTGACCAACAAGAGAAAAAGTCTTTATTGAAAGCAAATGAAGTAACACTATGGGAAGGTGGGGAACGTATTAGTCAAGAGGAACTTGACGACGATGTTCCTTTCTAAATAAGTTGCAACCGAGAGATATTACTTGTTAATTTTGAGACGAGGGTGGTGTGTATTCAACCCGTATACTCTCCATATATACTCGTCTCTCTCTCGGCATCACCCTCAAACAATTAAGGAGAGACAATGAAAGAATCAAGTGCATTAATAAAACTAACTAAATCTGAAATAGAAATGGTTATCAATGCTTTGCAATTAACTGAAAATGTAGCTGAACACTTTGATATAGAAAATATGTTTACACATAAAATAAAACATGACTTTATTCAAATAAGAAGAGACATAATAGAAGGAGAGAAAAATAATGAAACACAAAACAAAGTGGAACAGAAAACTGAAGGAAATCAAAGAGCTTGTGTTATCTGCGATGATTGATAAACCAGTCTGGAAACCATCTGAAGGTTTATCCTATATAAAATATGTTCCTGTTGGTCAACTAGTTAAAGTTGGAAACCAAACAGCAATCGTTGTAGAACATACTGATGTATCAACAGTAATTCATTGTGTTGAATATAAAGGAGAAGATAAATCATTTTATGTAGGTAGACACAGATGGGCAAATACTACAGAGGTCCGAACAATATGAGACAAGTTAAGTACAAACAAAATGAATATGATGCTAAAAAAGCAGATGGTTCTATAAAGTATTGTGCTAAGTGCAGAAAGTGTTGGGAGATAACTGTTGGTTCTGCTCAATCGAATGGTAAGAAAAGAAGAAACATATTGTACTATGATAACTTTGTTTCTTACGGAAAAGAAAAACAAACTTGTAAACAATGTAAAGGAGAGTAAAATGGGAAATATAAAAGATGCAATAGAAGACATGAATAACTTGGTTAAAGATATTGATAAAGATGAGTATAACGAAATACAAGAATTACAATCAAGAGTAGATTGGTTAGAAAAAGGATTGAAAAAGATTAGTAATCATTATTCTTATACAGATGTACCTAAATACGTAAGACAAATTGCTCAATCGTATCTTGATGGAGAACCTACAACTGCTGATGAATTCAATGAGTAAGTGTCCAGCCTGTGGATTCACTCCACCAAGAAGAGGCGAAAACATAAGTCTTAAAATGAGAAACTTGATGTCAAAAAGGAGCAAGAAAACAATCGAGTCTCTCAACAAGATAGCAAAACTTATTATAAACAATGT